TTATATTGAATTCTCATGTGTCGAGTCCTTTCTGCCCCATTGTTTTCCGAATAAAGCTTCTCCTTCAGCATCAATTTTAAGTACCTTATATTTCTGCAATAATTCATTGGTTTCTTTGCCGTAATTTTCTTCATGGTCAAAGGAAATAAAAATCTGCTTATCTTTTTCTTCAGAATATAGTTGCAATAATCTGCAAATGTTTCTATCAGAAATATATGGAAATAGCAGAGAATCGTGAGCGATTGCCGGCAGGTTTGTGAGCTTTAAAATGCTTAGGTCGTAAAACAGCATACCTTTATAGTTTGTTCCGGTTCCAGTGTTTCTTGGAGTTTCAAAGGTATAACTGTCTGCTTCATTGATTCTAATAACAGGAAAGTTGTCAATACCTTCCGAAACAAAATCACTTATTTCTGTCAGCTTTTCTTGGATTTGTACTTCTAATTCATGCAAGATGATTTTCATATGTTCTTTCAATCGTTTGTTTGCCAGCTTTTTTTCATTCTGCAGTCTATTCCTGGTGATGAATGCATCATTTTCATCTTCAAGTTTATGAATTCTGCGATCAAGCTGTGTATAGGCATCCAAAAATTCATGACTAAATGCCATAGATGGCTTAATTTCTTCAATCTGCCTTTGCAAACTTTCAACAACCTCTTCTAAAGGCTTAATTGCCTGCTCTGCATCTTTTTTGGCTTCTAATAATTCTTCCTCAAGAATCGCCTGTATTTTATTATGAAATCTTTCAATATCCATAAGTTTTCTAAAGTTTGCTTCTGGAAAGAAATCAGAAAGACTTTTCAGGTCAGCTTCAGTAGGATATACACCTTGACTAATATTTAAATTGATGAGGTGCAAATCACTTTTCTTTTGTTGCAATTTAACACGAGCATCTCTTAACTGCAATTTCAAGTAATTAGATTCATTTGCTTTTTCTATATCGTTAGAGGTAATGCCGCTATTGTTGGTTGCTTCAAGTTGTTCTTTTTCATGTTTGAGTGAGGATATCATAGAGAGATTTTCCTCATATTTTTTTGTGCCATCAACTGCGGACGGTATAAATTCATATTTTCTAGCTTCTCTAAATGCAGTTATACGTTTGTCGACATCACTGATTTGTTCCTCGAATGCTTTTATTTCTGAGTATCGATCAAATAGTGTTACCAGAATTTTAATAGCATCTTTTTTTGACTCAGTACCACCACGTGTTTGAAGAGGGTGCAACTCACTATAGTTGTTTTTTCCGTATATGCGAAAAAATCTACTAAGTGTGTTTCTAAACTGCATTCCTTCATAATCCATATGATATTGGTGTTCTAACCATTTAATATAATCCCCTTTCGTTTGTGTAGTGATAATATTGCCATTGGCATCAACGATGCCAATGTTTGCAGAAGAATTCGTAGATCTAGCAAAGTGGTGGTCTTTGCCATTAAAGTTAAAAGTAAAATATATAGTATGGTTACCAAGTTCCTTTACTGCATCACTTTTAGAATAGGTATCTCCACCAAATACGAAATCAATAATCAATAGAGAAGTTGATTTTCCGATGGATGTAGTGCCAACTTTACTTCCTAATATTACATTTAGACCATTGTGGAAGATAATCTTGCCACTTGGTCTTGTTTTTGTTTTTAAGAGTTCACAGTATATCTCCTTTAGCATTTATAGATTCTCCCTTCCTGATCAATCTCAATTTTATAAAGTGCGTATAGGCAATCCAGCACATCCATAAATTCCATAGGACTACTAATAGCATTCCGCATATTTAGATATAACTCCTTTGGTGTTTGTGGTCTATCAAGGCTTTCCAGAAATGAAGGTATTTTAGAAAGGACACTTTGATTGTATGAAAATAATTTATTTGGTAATATCATGAAACACCTCACACGATTGTACAAAATACGAAACTACGATATAGCAAAAACGAATATCCTGCTTTGTTATTCTTCGGATTCGTTCTGACAGTTCATAAAATATTTGTTCCGGTGACAGCTTTTTAGCTGCTAATTGCTTATAGGACTCTTTCATTTGAGCACGAATAAGGTCATCACTATAAACATTTTTTAAGGATAGATTTCGCATTGTATTTTTTATGTACTGGTAATATCGAGTAACATTATTTTTGATATCATTCACAAGGAAATAACTTGTATTCTCATCAATTTTTCTCGACACAGAAACAGGATCATATGTTAATTTCTTCAATTCAGATGGCTTAGCATTTGAAAGATTTTCTATAACAAGGTCTATACCTTTGTTGATTTCAATATCATCTAAAGTTTGTCTGCTACTCCTTGCATCGGCTTGGAGTTTTTTTATTGCTTTTAAATTCTTTTCATCTGCATTTGTGTGTGAAAGGGTATATTTTTGGAAACATTCATGGCATACGGCAATCAAATTGTCATATGTTAAGCCTTTTGACTCATCAATAAGGATGATTTCATAGTCAGCAACACTCTGATTGTGAATTCCGAGTGTTTGTAAGTGTTTACCGCACAAGGACATGGAACAAGTATATTTACAGTCATCAACGAGACCAGAACCGAAATTGCCCTTTGCCTTATCGGAGTAATGTTGTGCCTGTCTGATTTTTCTATCGTTTTCCAATTCGGGGTTGACAATGTATTCCAAGGATTTGTGAAACAAATCAAACAGCACATCTGCAACATTTAAGACGTCTAGATTGTCATTATAAAAGGGTCGGATGTCATTTACTAAGCCTTCAAGAACAACATCATTTCTATCAGGATCGTTAATAGACTCAACGAAGTTATCTTTGTTAAGTCTTCCCAGCATTGATTTCGCAAGTTTCTTAGTTAAGCCTCTATTATAAAATTTTCGTAAGGACTCATCTTTGTACCTTTGTTCTGAAGATGGGTCTTTTTTTGTATACCAATCTTTTTCTGGGATGTCACACAGCATCTGAATAATATTCCTTGTAAAGGATGGTACATCTGCATCTTTCATCAAGTGAGGATGGATTGAATGCATAAGTTCTGTAAATAACATCGTTTTGTCCCCTTTTTTGTCCTGCTTGTCCTACACCGTCCTAAACTGTCCAATTTTGAATGAGACCATTTTGTATAGTAGTAGTAGGTTCTTAAAGCCAATGCGAAGATCCATATGTATATTATATCAGAACTTTGTACTTTTTACAAATAAAATTGACAAACACCAACTTTTTTAATCAAAAAAATATGTAAATTGGCTTTAAACCAACAGAATACTCAATTTGTGAGGAGGTGATTGGCAATGGCTAAAAACTCAAAGCAGACATCAAGTGCAGTTGCTTCAAAGGCAAGCAAAATCCTCAAAGACGGTCGTTACGGTAAGACTGCAAAATCTGTTGCAGGCAGTGCATTATCGCAGACGAAACCTGGCAGAAAGTAATTTTACCAAATGATAGGCAGAAAAAATCCGAATAATCTATCTGCCTATCTTCCCTTTGTGAGAGAACACAAAAATTAATATCACAAGGCCTGATTAGCTATAAGGGCGTTGGGATACAGATATCGGCACTAGCCACAGGACAACCTGTGGTTGGGTGCGATAGAAGTACCCATGTTTCCTTCTGCTCTTTTTCAGGCGATATGGGTCGGTACTTCTAAAGCACCGGCCTTATTTTTATCCCTTTGCCCTTCCGCTAAGAGTCAGGCGGAAAGGACAAAAGAATGAAGTTAAAGATTCGTTATGAAAACAAGTATCAAATCTTAGAGGTAAACAGTGAAGAGATGTGGGTCAGCCTTTCTTTAGAGGGTGACGAAAATCTTACACAGGAAGAAAAAGAAGCGATGATACAGGAAGCTTTTGAAGAACAGTTTAATAGGCCAGAGTACAACAGCTGGCACAAGTTCAATCGACACCGTGGTAACTTGAAAAGACAGTTCAGAAAAGATGACGAGGAGCCTGATGAGAGTGATGGTATTGATACTGTTGCTGATAATTCGCAGGAAGAAGAACGCAACGGTCAATATGAATACGAGGCATTGTGTCAGCAAATCCGCAAGGCACTGAAATCTGAGTATGCCGATGTAATCATTGCAGTTTGTCTTGATGACATGACACCTGAGGAATATGCATTAAAAAACGGTTTAAAAAGGGATGCCGTGTACAAGCGTTTACAACGGGCAAAAAAGAAAATGCGAGAAATTTTCTAAAGTTGTCCAATCTGACCCTCTCCCACGGCTATTAAATGAGGGTCAACCTCAATAAAATACAGGAGGTAATTCTAATGAGTGAATTACAGATTTTTAAGAATGCGGAATTTGGCTCTGTCCGTACATTGGCAATAAATGATGAGCCGTATTTTGTGGCTAGGGATGCGGCAGAAATCCTCGGTTACAGTAATCCTCGCAAAGCTATCATCGACCACGTTGACGAAGAGGATAAAACAGATGGGGTAACGATTCGTGACTCCATCGGTAGAGAGCAAACACCTGTCTTAATCAATGAATCAGGTCTTTATAGCCTTATCCTTTCCAGTAAGATGCCAAATGCTAAAAAGTTCAAGCGTTGGGTTACAAGTGAAGTCCTCCCTGCTATCCATAGGCACGGCATCTATGCAATAGATGAGGTTCTGAACAATCCCGATATGCTAATTGCAGCACTCACTGAATTAAAGGCAGAGCGAGAGAAAACAAAATTGTTAACGGAAACTGTAGCTGTTCAGAAACAGCAGATTTCAGAGATGAAACCAAAAGCATCATATTATGATGTGGTGCTTAACTGCAAAGACCTTGTTGCAATTTCGGTAATTGCGAAGGACTACGGCTGGAGTGCAAACCGAATGAATCAATATCTTCATAAAAAAGGCGTGCAGTACAAACAGGGAAACATCTGGCTATTATATCAGAAATATGCCGAAATGGGCTACACCCACACAAAGACCCACAATTATGCGGGTAGCAACGGAACACTTCATACAAAACCACATACTTATTGGACTCAGGCAGGTCGTCTTTTCGTTTACGGATTGCTAAAGGCTGATGGCATTCTGCCTACAATGGAGAGAGAGGAAACAGATGTCGATTGATAAATACAACGCAGAGGGTTACTTTGACCCGGTTACATATGAGGCCTTGACAAAAATTGAAAAGGAAGAGCGAGCGGCACGAAAAGCCGCCGCCTTCCGACCTATGGTTTATATCTGCAGTCCTTATTCCGGTGATATAGAAAGAAATACAGCTAATGCCAGAATGTATTCAAGATTTGCTGTTGCAAAGAACACTATACCCTTTGCCCCACACCTTCTTCTTCCTCAATACTTATCAGAACAGCACGAAAGAGGTCTTGCAATGTTTATGAATAAAGTATTTCTCGGAAAATGTGCTGAACTGTGGGTGTTTGGTTATTGCATTACCGAAGGTATGGCAGAAGAAATTGCACTGGCAGAAAAAATGAAAAAGAAAATCAGATACTTTTCAGAAGATTTGAGGGAGATAACAGAATGATTAAACTAACTATTTATACGGCAGACTGTACCCACAGTCTGTCTAATTGCATTTATCCTAATAAACATATTATCACAGATGAAACATCTATGATAAAGGCGATGAAATGTGACCATGTCACGGCAGAATATAAGGATAATTATCGCAGTAATTCCAACTTTATCAGTGCTGATAATGTTCCTCTCGATTGTGACAACGACCACAGTGATAATCCTGATGATTGGATTACGCCTTTTGAAGTTGCTATGGCTTTTCCTGATGTTGCCTTTGTTGCTGTTTACAGTAAAAGTCATATGAAAGTAAAAGACGGCAGGTCTGCTCGTCCAAGATTTCATGTGTACTTTTCTATACCTAAAATGACAGACTCTAGAGAATACACGCTCCTTAAGAAAAGGATAGTTTCTTCTTTTCCCTACTTTGATAGTAATGCACTGGATAGTGCAAGACTGCTCTTTGGTGTGGCAGAACCACAGGTAGAATTCTATGACGGCAGCAATAACATCGTAGATTATCTTGATGATAAGGATTTCGAGAGTTGGGATAATCAGCAGAGTGAAATTCCGCAGGGTAAAAGGAACAGCACAATGTCACATTATGCGGGAAGAATCATCAAACGCTACGGTGATACCGACGAGGCTTATAAGTTGTATTTACAGAAAGCAGACAAATGCAATCCTCCTCTTGCTGATGAAGAACTGAAAATTATATGGAACAGTGCTTTAAAGTTCGGTGAAAAGGTTTCCTCACAGGCAGGATATATTCCGCCCGAACAGTATAATGCAAACTTAAAACTGAAACCGGAAGATTACTCGGATGTAGGACAGGCAGTTGTGCTTGCAAGAGAATACAATGAAAGTTTAAGGTATTCTCCATCAACGGGTTACCTTGTTTACAACGGCAGTTTTTGGGAAGAGTCTGACCCGTTGTCACAGGCTGTGGCACAGGAACTTACCACAAGACAACTTGCCGAGGCGGAAACAGAGATAAATAAAAGGCTTAAAGAAATGGAGCAAAACGGTGCTTTTGAAATTCTTGCACAGATGGGTGCTAAAAAAGCAGTATCTGCTTTCAACAAATTACAGGCACACTCATATGAAATGTATGAGGATGCATTAATTTACAAGAAATATGCAATTAAACGCAGAGATTCAAAGTACATTTCTTCTGCACTCAAGGAAGTCAGACCTATGGTGTGTATTACGCAGGACCTTTTGGATAAGAACGAATTTTTGCTCAACACACCAAGCGGTACATATGACCTTCGCAAAGGGACAGACGAAATACAGGAGCACAATAACTTTGACTATATTACAAAGCAAACAGCAGTCAATGCCGATAAGGTGGGTACTGATTTATGGGAGAATGCACTCGATACCTTCTTCTGCAATGACAATGACCTTATTGAGTATGTGCAGAGAATAGTAGGCCTTTCTGCTATCGGCAAGGTATATGTTGAGGCTCTGATTATTGCCTACGGAGAAGGTCGAAATGGAAAATCTACATTTTGGAATGTAGTATCCCGTGTGCTTGGTACTTACAGCGGTAATATTTCTGCCGATGTACTGACGGTTGGGTGTAAAAGGAATGTGAAACCCGAGCTTGCCGAGGCAAAAGGAAAAAGACTGCTTATTGCAGCGGAATTAGAAGAAGGTATGCGACTTAATACCTCAAATGTAAAGCAGCTTTGCTCTACTGATGAAATATATGCTGAAAAGAAATACAAGGCACCTTTTTCATATATTCCGAGCCACACACTCGTACTTTACACAAACCATTTACCAAAGGTCGGTGCTATTGATAAAGGTACATGGCGAAGACTGATTGTAATTCCCTTTGAGGCGAAAATTGAAGGCAGCAACGATGTGAAAAATTATGCTGACTATCTATTTGATAACGCAGGCGGTGCTGTTTTATCCTGGATTATTGAGGGTGCAAAAAAAGTCATTGAGGAGAACTACCATATCGAACCGCCAAAGAAAGTAAAGGATGCAATTCGCAAGTACAAGGAAAACAATGACTGGATGTCGCATTTTCTTTCTGAGTGCTGTGAGGTTGATGAAAGCTATACGGCCAAATCCGGTGAAGTGTATAACGCATATCGTTCCTATTGCACACAGGTGTGTGACTTTATTCGCAGTACGGCTGATTTTTACACTGCCTTGGAAAGCAGCGGTTTCGACCGTAAAAAGACAAGAGATTGTAACCTTATTATCGGTCTGAGATTGAAGTCAGAATTCCTTGAATAAAAGCGTTTTTCTTTTAGTGTGGAAGTCTATGGAAGTCTTTTCTAAAACTTCTCTTAAAGAGATAAAAATAAATGTATATATAAAATTACGGAAATACACTCCATAGACCTCCACATATCACATTTGATGGAGGTTGCACGATTGAAAGAAAAGATAACAGAAGAAAAATTGGTAAAGGCAGTAAAGCAAGTGGGCGGCATCTGTCCGAAGTTCGTTAGTCCCGGCTTTGACGGAATGCCGGACAGGCTTGTGCTATTGCCCTTCGGGAAAATTGCCTTTGTTGAAGTAAAAGCACCGAACAAAAAACCTCGCCCTCTGCAAAAAGCAAGGCATAGATTACTTAAAAAACTCGGTTTCAAGGTGTATGTGCTTGATGATGCAGAACAGATTGGAGAGATAATTGATGAAATACGAACCGCATAGCTATCAGAAATATGCTATTGAATATTTGAAGTCACATCCTGTTTCAGCTTTGTTTTTGGATTGCGGTTTAGGAAAAACTTCAATCACGCTGTCTGCAGTAAACGAGCTGTTGTTTGACAGCTTTGAAGTGCGTAAGGTACTTGTTATAGCACCTGTACGTGTTGCAAAATTTTCATGGCCTGACGAAATAAAGAAATGGGATCACCTTTCAGAACTGAGATACTCATTAGCTGTTGGTACAGAGGAACAACGAATTGAGGCACTTAATGCAGATGCAGACATCTACATAATCAACCGAGAAAACATTCAATGGCTTGTTGAGAAAAGCGGTGTTCCCTTTGTCTTTGATATGCTTGTCATTGATGAGCTTTCTTCATTCAAAAATCATCAGACCAAAAGGTTCAAGTCACTGATGAAGGTAAGACCAAGGGTAAAACGCATAGTGGGTTTGACTGGTACACCGTCAAGTAACGGACTTATGGATTTATTCGCTGAATTCAAAATTCTTGATATGGGAGAGCGACTTGGCAGATTTATCGGACAGTACAGAAACAAATATTTCAAGCCCGACAAGATGAACGGACAGGTTGTTTATTCATACAAGCCTCTGCCCCATGCCGAACAAGACATATACGAAAAAATCTCCGATATTACAGTTTCGATGAAAGCCAATGAATATCTGAAAATGCCTGAGCTTGTAGTCAGCAATTATGAGGTTCAATTATCGGACAAAGAGAGAAAGCACTATGACGAAATGAAGAAAAATTTAGTCCTTGAAATTGCAGAGGGAGAAATCACAGCATCTAACGCTGCATCACTTTCAAACAAGCTGTGTCAGATGTCAAACGGTGCAATTTACAATGATAAGCAAAACATCATTGAAATTCACAGTCGAAAACTTGACGCACTTGAGGACATTATCGAAAGTATGAACGGCAAACCGCTTTTAGTGGCATATTGGTACAAGCACGATTTTGAAAGAATTGCAGAACGGCTTAAAAGTCTGCATATTCCGTTTTCAAAACTTGATACCGATGAAAATATTGAAAGGTGGAACAAGGGTGAAATTCCCGTTGCACTTATACACCCTGCATCCGCAGGTCATGGACTTAATCTTCAAAGCGGAGGTTCAACACTTGTGTGGTTCGGCTTAACCTGGAGTCTTGAACTGTATCAGCAGACAAATGCAAGGTTGTACCGACAAGGTCAGATAAATACTGTTGTAATTCAGCACATTATCACCAAAGGCACAATTGATGAGCAAATTTTAAAGGCACTTCAAAGAAAAGATAAAACACAGTCAGATTTAATAGACGCTGTAAAGGCAGATTTAGGAGGTTTTCTAAAATGACAGCAAAGGAATATTTAAGTCAGGCAAGATTTCTTGATGACCGCATAAATTCAAAAATACAACAAATATCCTCACTTAACGAGCTTGCAACAAAATGCACAGCCACAATTTCGGATATGCCACACGGTCTCAACAGCGGTGGCTCTACAATGGCTGACGCAGTATGTAAAATTGTCGATTTGCAGGAAGAAATAAACAAAGACATAGACAGGCTTGTTGATTTAAAGCGTGAGATTATGGGTGTTATCAAGGCAGTACCAAATGTAGAGTATCAGACAATTCTTGAAAAGCGTTATCTCTGCTTTATCAGTTGGGAGCAGATTGCTGTTGATATGAACTATTCAATGCAGCACATTCACCGTATGCACAGTTCCGCACTCAAGGAAATTACTGTCCCAAACAAGATGAGAGTAAATGTGATAGAATGAGAGTTACATAATCTGCTATTATTAGAATAGACAAAAAGAAAACAAACGAGCCTTGTGGAGAAATCCGCAGGGCTTTTCTTATGCCCAAAGGAGGTGTGACACTTGCCAAGAAAACCGAAAAGGCCTTGTGCTTTCCCGGGATGTCCCAACCTTACTGACAAACAATATTGTGAACGGCACGAGAAAGAACAGAACAGACGCTACAACAAATATGAACGCAGAGCTGATGTAAACATCAGGTACGGCAGAGCGTGGCGAAAGGTTCGTGAGCGTTATGTTTCAGCTCACCCGTTGTGTGAGAGGTGCCTTGAGGAAGATAGAATCACTCCTGTTGATGAAGTGCATCATATTATTCCTGTTTCTCAAGGCGGAACGAATGAGGAAAGTAATCTGATGTCACTTTGCAAAAGCTGTCACAATAAAATTCACCTTGAAATAGGTGACAGAAAAATAAGATGGTGACCGGTAGGGGGATAAAAATCTCTACAGCTTTCATCTCGGACAACGGCCCAGGGTGTCACACACGAAAAAAGCGAAATCAAACGGGGTATTACCCTGCGGAGGTGATTGTATGGCGAAAGACGGCACAGCAAGAGGCGGTGCGAGAGCCGGGAGCGGCAGAAAATCCAAGGCTTTGAAAGAAAAACTTGATAGCGGAAATCCCGGTGGCAGAAAGCTGACAGTAATGGAACTGCCTGCTGAGTCGGATTTAAGCGGTGAGGATGTGCCCGAGCCTAAAAGCTATATGCTGGACAGACAGAAAAACGGCGGTGACCTTGATGCAGAAGATGTGTTCAGAGAAACCTGGCTGTGGCTTAAGGAGCGTGGCTGTGAAAACCTGGTAAGTACTCAGCTTGTGCGAAATTATGCCATGAGCGTTTCAAGGTGGATTCAGTGCGAACACGCTATCTCGGAATACGGCTTTCTTGCAAAGCACCCTACAACAGGTCAGGCAATAGCAAGTCCGTATGTCAGCATGAGTCAGAACTATATGAAACAGGTAAACAATCTGTGGTATCAGATTTTCCAGATAGTTAAGGAAAACTGCTCCGCAGATTTTTCGGGTGCAACACCGCAGGATGATGTTATGGAGAAATTGTTACGCTCTCGGAGAGGAAACTGATATGAATTTCAGATTAAACAAATTTATGAAAAAGCTTAAAAACAGCAGACCATATCTTTCAAAGCAACAGTACCGCACAATAAAAGGACAGGCTCTGTCGGGAGATATTGACGGTGCGGAGAAAGGTCTGAACTCACTTTTGAGGAGGTGTGTATATGAACACAACAACAGAAATGCAGCTTGTTCCCGTTGAAAAGCTGATACCATATATCAACAATGCAAGAACACACAGCGACGAGCAAATAAAGAAACTTCGCTCATCACTTCGTGAGTTCGGTTTTATCAATCCCGTTATCATTGACAGAGATTTTAATGTCATAGCCGGACACGGCAGAATAATTGCTGCAAAGGCAGAAAATATCTCGGAAGTTCCCTGTGTGTTTGTGGACTACTTAAGTGATGCACAAAAGAAAGCCTACATACTGGCAGACAACCGTATGGCTATGGACGCCGGCTGGGACGAAGAACTCCTGAGAGTTGAAATTGAGTCCTTACAGGGTGCTGATTTTGATATCGGTCTTACGGGATTTGATGAAACAGAAATCGCAGAGCTTTTTGCCGATGATAACGATGATGTAAAAGATGATGATTTTGATGTGGATGGTGAACTAGAAAAACCGCCTGTAACAAAAAGCGGTGACCTGTGGCTGCTCGGCAATCACAGACTTATCTGCGGTGACAGTACAAAGGAAGAAACCTACACTCGCCTTATGGACGGCAAGAAAGCAAACCTTGTTGTTACTGACCCTCCCTACAATGTCAACTACGAAGGCAGTGCGGGAAAAATCAAGAATGATAATCTTGAGAATGATAAGTTCTATCAGTTTTTGCTCGATGCCTTTCAGAACACAGAAAAGGCTATGGCAGATGATGCGAGCATTTATGTGTTCCACGCTGATACAGAGGGACTAAATTTCAGAAAAGCATTTTCAGACGCAGGCTTTTATCTTTCCGGAACTTGTATCTGGAAAAAGCAAAGCCTTGTACTTGGCAGAAGTCCGTATCAGTGGCAGCACGAGCCTGTTCTGTTCGGTTGGAAGAAGAACGGCAAACACAAGTGGTACTCCGACAGAAAGCAGACCACAATATGGGAGTTTGACAAACCGAAGAAAAACGGCGACCACCCCACAATGAAGCCTGTTCCGCTGATTGCATATCCGATTAAAAATTCAAGTATGACAAACTGCATCGTACTTGATCCCTTCGGCGGCAGCGGAAGTACACTTATAGCCTGTGAGCAGACAAATAGAATCTGCTACACATCAGAGCTTGATGAAAAATACTGCGATGTAATCGTGAAAAGATATATTGAACAGGTTGGCACAACGGAGAATGTGTATGTAATGCGTGACGGTCAGAAAATCAAGTTTGATGATTTGGAGGTTAATGCTGATGAACAGTAAGGCATTAACCCTTGGCAGTCTGTTTGACGGTTCAGGAGGGTTTCCGTTAGGAGGACTTCTTTCCGGTATTACACCTGTGTGGGCATCGGAAATAGAGCCGTTCCCAATTCGTGTGACAACGAAAAGACTGCCGCAGATGAAACACTACGGTGATGTATCAAAATTAAACGGAACAGAACTTCCACCTATTGATATTATCACATTCGGAAGTCCTTGCCAGGATATGAGCGTTGCAGGAAAAAGAGCCGGTCTGTCGGGAGCAAGAAGTAACCTCTTTTATGAGGCGGTAAGAATTGTAAAGGAAATGAGGTGTGAAACGAATGGCGAATATCCAAGATTTGTGGTGTGGGAAAATGTCCCCGGAGCGTTCTCGTCAAACAAGGGCGAAGACTTCAAGGCAGTCCTTGAAGAAATCTGTAAAATCAAAGACGATACATTATCTGTATCTCAACCTGAAAGCGGAAAGTGGACAAACGCAGGAGAAATCGTGGGAGATGCGTTCTCCGTTGCGTGGCGAGTGTTTGACGCTCAATATTGGGGAGTCCCCCAACGAAGAAAACGCATCTACCTTGTCGCAGATTTTGCAGGAGAATGTGCCGGAGAAATACTATTTGAGCAAAAAAGCCTGTCAGGGGATTCTCCGCAGAGCATCGGCACGAGGAAAACAACTACCACCGATGTTAAAGATTGCATTGGAGCAACAGGCTTTGACGAATACAATGGTCAGCTGACAGGAGATGTATCCTCGACAATCGGTGTGAACTGCGGAATGTCCACAGGCAGAAACGGTATAGTTCTCAACGACCAGGGCGGCAACAGAATGGATATTACCGAAGATGTGACCTGCACACTCCGTGCCGAGGCACACCACCCACCTTGTGTGTTGGAGTCGGCAGGCTTTTGCACGGAACATTCTGCAAAGAGCCGCGGCATAGGTTATGAGGAAGAAACCTCACCTACGATTCGTGCCGGTACAGTTCCGGCAGCTGTGATGTTTGAAAACCACAGTCAGGATACAAGATACACAGGACCCGTTGAGAAAGCTCCCACAGTTCTTTCAACCTACGGCACTGGTGGGAACAATCAGCCGTTTGTAATTGAAACGCCAAAGACACTTAAAATCAGAAGTGGCTGTGACGGTGGCGGCAAGGGTGCTTTAGTTCAGGACAATAAGTCTGCTACTCTGTCCTGCAACAATGACCAGACGGTATTTGTACCGCAAGCCTACGGCATCTGCTCAAAGGATAGCAATTCAATGAAGTCAGATAATCCGAACAGTGGTTTTTACAAGGCGGAAACTTCACGAACACTTGATTTAAACGGAGGAAATCCCTCTTGTAATCAAGGCGGTATTGCTGTTGTTTGTGTAGATCAGGGTGGTGGAAAATCATCTTGTAGCATTACAGAAAACTACTCCCCAACACTCACTTGCACACACGGAGGAGAACCTGCAGTCTGTTTACAAGGTTCAATGATTGGAAGAAAAGATGAGAACGGTCCACAGGGTGACGGTATAAACGAAGATGTCAGCTTTACCCTTAATGCAACGGACAAACATGCGGTTGCCTATGGGATTGACCGTTCAGCTTTTAATCAAGGGCAAAACGCAAAGTACGGCTTTGCCGTTGAAACGGAAAAACAGCCGACAATGGTTGCAAAAGGCCCGGGTGCTGTTGCTGCTCCTACATACAGTTCGAGCAAATCGTCTTTCTTTACGAAAGTTCAAGAAGAAAAAGCAAATACACTGGTTGCTACCGATTACAAAGACCCACCTATCGTAAATGATAATTCAAGCTACGGCTTTTATCCGCAGATGAAAGCGGAATGTATTACCTTTACAAAAGAAAAAAGCGGATGCATTGTAAACGGAACAAATCCGGGATTTCAGAACGGAGTCCTTGAATCAAGCTATATCGTGAGAAGATTAACACCAACGGAATGCGCCAGACTGCAAGGCTTTCCCGATTGGTGGTGCAGTAACCTGGAAACGGAAAACCCCACAGATGAAGAACTTGATTTTTGGAGAGATGTTTTCAGAACCTATGCCGAGATTAACGGCACAAAAGTTAAATCTGACAAGCAGATAATCAAGTGGCTGAAAAATCCTCATTCTGATTCAGCCGAGTACAAAATGTGGGGCAACGGAGTGGCACTCCCCTGTGTTTTCTTTGTACTTTCAAGGATTGCAAGCCTTAACAAAACTATATCTACGGATTGATAACATAATCGTCAGAACCGTCAATATATTTTTCATAATCAATACGGACAGCTGTGTTACCGCCGTAGTGATAGCACATTCTGCCTGCCCAGCCGAGGAAACATATCGTTCCGTCAGCATTCAGAGCCATAATATCATCTGCATATCGTTCTGTGGGTTTCACCTTATCACCAAAGGTAATGCCCTCACGCTCGGTGTCACTCATAAAGCGAGATTGGATAGCTTTGTTTTTCAGAAAGATATACACCTTCTTTTCCGGATTGATGAGTTGTCTAATTGTACGCATAAAAAATACGCTCCTTTCATTAGTTTCCTAAAAAAGAGCGTAAAAAAATAATCCCATCGTTCCGACAGGATTGCAAAAATCTTTATAACCCTATCAGTCAAGCTTTAGCACCTTACCTTTTGGCAGGTTGCTGTGCGGTCAACGAGCTTGTCTCTCACGCACTCTTTATAGGTTATTTTCAAATTAACACAACAATACAGAATTGTCAAGCAAAAATTAATCCTTATCCACTTCAATCTCGCCGTGCTTTTCCTCGAAGGCTTTTACTCTCTGCTTAATATACTGCTCAATCTCACGATTGGCTGAACGGCCTTCGTAGTCTGCAATATATCTGAACTTCTGAAAAAGTGTCCGGTTTACTCTGAGTGTGTATCTTAAAATGTTATCGTCCATAATCAAATCTCCTCGATGTTATTATGACATCATTTTAACGCAATTATTGCACCATAACGAAAATGGTGGTATTATGATGTCATAGTGGTGTCATATTTTTAAAAGGAGATTGAAATTTATGAAGGTAGCAGTAGTAGGTTCAAGAAATCTAACAATCAACAATCTGGGTGACTATCTGCCCAAAGATACAACGGAAATAGTCAGCGGCGGTGCAAGAGGAATTGACAGGTGTGCAAGAATGTATGCGAAAACTCATAACATCAGGCTGACGGAATTTTTTCCCGAATATGAACGATATGGACGGTCAGCACCTTTAAAGAGAAATTTGGAAATAATCAGATATGCCGATATAGTTCTCGCCTTTTGGGACGGTAAATCCCACGGAACACGATTTGTAATTGAAAACTGCAAAAAGGAGAATGTTCCCATTAAGGTATTTACTACTGTTTAATACTCACACTTAAAACCGCTGGATTTTCGGCGGTTTGTTTATTTGGCAGAATTTCAAAATTACACTTGCAATTTCAGCTGTTCTGAGTGATATATGTTACTGATAAAATTCAGGAGGTCACTAAGATGAATTTTCCAAACAAAGAGATTGTTGAAAAAGTACGGGCAGAATACCCCATCGGAACAAGAGTTGAGCTTTTAAAAATGAACGATGTTCAGGCACCGCCCGTTGGTACGAAAGGAACTGTAAGAGGTGTTGACGATACAGCAAGTCTGCTCGTTGATTGGGATAACGGCTGTGGTCTGAATGTAATACATTGTGAGGACATTGTAATCAAAATATAGAAATATACAGCATAGATATACACAATATATTGTATTAAAGATTGTGTATATTACTTTTCAAAATTGCTTGATATATCCTCAAAAAAGAGCGAATATGTGTGTACCGAAAGGGAAATACACACAATTACGGAGGATAAAAATGAACGCAAAGACATTAAGACAAATCGAGGAAATGAAAAAGCAGACAATCGGTGTTGAGGTTGAGATGAACAACATCACAAGGAATAAAGCGGCAAAAATCGCAGCCGAATTTTTCGGCACAGGTAGATATGAAAACACAGCCGACAGAAACGGCTACTGCACTTGGTCAGCATATGACGAGCAAGGCAGAGAGTGGAAATTCCAAAAGGATGTCAGCATCGCAGGACCTGACAGTGAGAAATGCGAAATGGTCACACCAATTTTAAACTATTCAGACATTGAAACCTTGCAGGAGCTTATAAGAAGGCTGAGAAAAGCCGGAGCAAAGAGCGATTCAACAAGGGGATGCGGAGTTCACATTCACATCGGTGCAAAGGGACACACAGCACAGACTTTGAGAAACCTTGCAAACATTATGGCAAGCCACGAGAGCCTTTTATCCGAGGCTTTAAACCTTGACGGTGACAGAATCAGACGCTATTGCAGAACGGTTGACACAAGATTTTTAGAGCAGGTCAACAGAAGAAAGCCGAAAACAATGTCGGAGCTTGCCGATGTATGGTACAAGAGCCACGATGAAAACTACGGCAGAAGTCACCATTACAATGGAAGTAGATACCATATGCTCAACCTCCACGCAACCTTTACAAAGGGAACGGTTGAATTCAGACTTTTTCAATTTGACAAGCCATCAGACGGAAAGCAGAACGGACTTCACGCAGGACAACTTAAAAGCTACATTCAGCTTTGCCTTGCACTCAGCCAAATGGCAAAGGAAGTGAGAACAGCAAGTCCGAAACCACAGCAGAACGAAAACCCAAAATACGCAATGAGAACTTGGCTTTTAAGGCTTGGCTTTATCGGTGACGAGTTCAAGACAGCAAGAGAACTTCTCACAAAAAGGCTTTCAGGTGACGGAGCTTTCCGCAACGGCAGAGCCGCTTGAAGAATATAGGCACAGCCCCACCGACCGCTTCGGCGGTCTTAAGGTGGTAGAAGAACAATTCTTCGGAAAGGACTGATTTAATTGAAAAGATACTCTTTCGGGTTTAAAATCGAAGATAAATCCAAAACAAAAACTTGTCAAGGACTTGAGGGTGGAGATTTTGCAAAGCAAAATACTACCCGCTCCTTGACAAGGTTTTACATTGCGTATGGCAGTAACCTGAATGTAAGGCAAATGAAAATACGCTGTCCGAAAGCAAGGCTCGTAGGAACAGCGACTTTGGAAAATCACATACTCTATTTAAGAGGAAGTCTTGCGGGTTCGTACTTAACCATTGAGCCGAAAATCGGAGCAAGCGTTCCTGTTGCCGTATGGGAAGTTACACCCACTGATGAAAAGGCACTGGACCGCTACGAGGGTTATCCGAATTTTTACTACAAGCAGGACTACACCTTGCAAGTGACAAGTATGGATAAAACAAATGAAACCACGCTTGATTGCTTTGCATATGTTATGAGGTCGGACAGACCGATAGGCATACCGTCAGATTACTATGTTTACACTTGCCTTGAGGGGTATGAATATTTTGGCTTTGATAAAAGAATTTTAACTAATACGGTGAACAGAATGAGGAGGATACTATGCAGACGAATGAAATAAGGGTTCAGGTATGCCCGAAATGCGGAAAGCTATTCAGTGAACGAGGTGCAGTTTCAAGAGTTGATAACGAAACGATTATCTGCCCCGACTGCGGAACACGAGAGGCTCTGGAAAGTATAGGCGTTGATGAAACAGAGCAGGAGAAAATTCTTGATACTATTCATAGGTGTGAAACATAGTTTTTAATAATTACATTGATTTATCCATATAAGCATGTTATAATTATGCAATAATAATTTATTCACATTAAGGAGAAATGTATGATGGGTAATAGTTATTTTTTATTATATAAAAATCATTGTAAAGAACTTGAACAATTGATGAAACAAAATCTTGGTGATAGTAATGATGCAAAGAAACTTAGAGGCGCAATAGCAGTAGAGTTACTTAGACAAGAAATCAATAAATACTTAGTGAATAATCACATGCCATTTAAAACTTCAGCAGTAAATTCATATATTGCTGGATCGAAATTTGAATATGATTTACTAATTGTAAAAGAAGATGCTGTGCCATATTTAGGACTAGTATATCAGCCTAAAGAGGTTGTTGCTATTATAGAGAGTAAAGCCGGAGGACTTTTTGATGTAGATAAGAATACAAATAGTATTGCAAAAGCAGTCAATCGTGCATTAGAAATTAATTCAGCTATTAGATTTGGATACATCACAATGAGTGAAAATGTGCCAGTGAAAAACTATCATCAAGATGGAAGACCAACAGTAAAACATTGGGATTTGACAAAAAAATACTTAAAAGAAAAAATTAATGGAAAAGTAATTGTTTATGCTGTTACCTTACATCAAGGTAAAGCTTTAATTGACGAAGGTTCTGATGATGAGTTTTATAATTTCATAAATGCATTAATAGAATAGTGCATCGACATAATTCATAACATAATAAATATAAATTTATATATAGTACCTGTCAGCAATGGTAGGTGCTATTTTTATGCCCTATCGGAGGTGAGATTTTGAGAAAACTTAAAAATTACAAGCCGACAAAATTTAAAGCAAAGGACAGCTATTACGATAAGGAATACGCTGACTTTGCCGTTGCCTTTATCGAAAGTCTGTGCCACACCAAAGGCACTTGGGCGGGAAAACCTTTTGAGCTTATGGATTGGCAGGAGCAGATTATTCGTGACCTGTTCGGTATTTTAAAGCCAAACGGATACAGGCAGTTTAATACCGCATATATTGAGATACCGAAAAAGAACGGCAAATCGGAATTAGCCGCGGCTGTTGCACTTCTTCTCACCTGTGGTGACGGTGAACAGCGAGCCGAGGTTTACGGTGCGGCTGCCGACAGACAGCAGGCATCAATCGTTTTTGATGTTGCCGCCGATATGGTGCGTATGTGTCCGGCTCTGAACAAAAGAGTGAAGATACTCGCCTCACAGAAACGGCTCGTTTACGAACCCACCAACAGCTTTTATCAGGTTCTATCAGCAGAGGCATACAGCAAGCACGGCTTTAATGTTCACGGAGTTGTATTTGATGAACTGCACAGCCAACCGAACAGAAAACTTTATGATGTTCTTACAAAAGGCAGCGGTGATGCAAGAATGCAGCCGCTGTTTTTTCTGATCACAACCGCCGGCACAGATACACATTCAATCTGCTACGAGATTCATCAAAAGGCACAGGATATTATTGACGGGCGAAAAATCGACCCCACATTTTATCCCGTGATTTACGGTGCTGATGATACCGAGGACTGGACAAATCCAAAGGTCTGGAAAAAGTGCAATCCATCCCTTGGTGAAACTATCGGAATGGATAAAGTAAAAACAGCCTGTGAGAGTGCAAAGCAGAATCCGGGTGAAGAAAACTCATTCCGACAGCTAAGGCTTAACCAATGGGTAAAGCAGGCAGTCCGTTGGATGCCTATGGATAAATGGGATAAGTGTGCATTTGCAGTCAGAGAAGATGATTTGAAAGGCAGAGTATGCTACGGAGGTCTTGACCTTTCAAGTACAACGGATATTACGGCATTTGTACTCGTGTTCCCACCGCTTGATGAAGAGGATAAGTACATCATACTGCCATACTTCTGGATACCGGAGGACACACTTGACCTGCGTGTAAAGCGTGACCATGTGCCGTATGATATATGGGAACGACAAGGGTATTTGCAGACCACAGAGGGAAATGTCGTTCATTACGGCTACATTGAAAAGTTCATTGAAGAACTCGGTAAAAAATTCAATATTCGGGAAATCGCATTTGACCGTTGGGGTGCTGTTCAGATGGTGCAGAATCTTGAGAGTATGGGTTTCACTGTTGTTCCATTCGGACAAGGCTTTAAGGATATGTCACCACCCACAAAGGAACTTATGAAACTAACCCTTGAGCAGAAAATTGCACACGGTGAACACCCTGTCTTGCGTTGGAATATGGATAATATTTTCATTCGCACAGACCCTGCCGGAAACATCAAGGCAGATAAAGAAAAATCCACAGAGAAAATTGACGGTGCAGTAGCCACGATTATGGCACTGGACAGAGCAATTCGCTGTGGAAATGATACCTCGGAGTCAGTATATGACTCACGAGGGATTTTGTTTTTATAAAAAATATTTTCTTGTTGATAGCGTGTTATGCTATTGTTGTAAGCAAGGCGATTTCTTGTTTATTAATCGTTACTTTGCGTTCGGACGTTCAAAGCAAAACTAAAGTCAACAGGAGGAATAAACCATGAGAAAGTACAAAATCAGTATACAGTTTGCTGACCCTAGTGCCCCGGATTTTGATGATTCTATAATGCCGGTGTTTGAAAGTGCGATAAGAAATTATAATACAAAAAGCCTTATCGCAAAGAATCCCAAAAAAATAACGGAAAAATCTATTGTTGATCCACGTACTCTGCAGCTTACGTTAGAGAGCGACAGTGAGTTGCCGTTCCCAAGTAAAGCACTTCGTCTTTTTTCTGCTTATTTAGTTGAACCATTTAGTCAGTACATATACGGAAAGCAGCTTTTCAAAATGCAGTCCATAGAAATAAGCAACGGAGATGCTCAAGATATTAAAAATCTGAATTGGACATTAGATTCTTTGAAACTTCAAGCTATATCAATGATTATAACCGCATCTGAAGAATCATTGAATAACGTAATCAGGAATTTAAAGGAGGGTTAACTGATGCAACCAAACCATATAAAAAGGAGAATTGAGCAAAATATAGTAGATACGATGAAAAATTATCCTAACGGTCGAGATACAAGAAAACTTATATCAGAAGTATTGGGGAATCTCCAAAAAGTCTACCCATCCCTCAATCGCCATCATATTGCAGGTATGTTGGCCTGGATTCTAACGAAATACAACTTTTCATTAACTATGCGCTACCCTGGATTTATGGTTAGTGTGTAGTCTAAATGGTTTTAAGGTATATTAACCATTTTACTGTGCCTGTGGTAAGAATCATACTCAGGATGGTGAGTTCTTTTGACTGATAGCCTTTATAACTCTTATGGAAAGGGATGATAAAGTTTTGGGGGTTGGAAGATATGGTGATATTAAAAACTTTGACATATTTTGTGCTTGATAATCCTCCACCCAAAAAATAACAATTATGGATTAGCATCTGTCACTCACATAAAAGGCAGATGCTATTCTTTTACCTATTTTGAAAGGATAGTGATATATATGGGTATATTTTCAGTACTTTTCCATTCAAGAGATAAGCCTAAAAACAGAACATCAGGCAGTGCATATACCTTTTACACAGGCAGGACAACAGCTGGAAAAGCTGTTACACAGCGTTCTGCTATGCAGATGACTGCTGTGTATTCCTGCGTTCGTATTCTGTCAGAGGCAATTGCGAGTCTGCCCTTGCACTTGTACAGATACACAGACAGTGGCGGCAAGGAAAAAGCAACGGACAGTCCTCTGTACTTTTTACTCCACGATGAGCCGAACCCGGAAATGACATCATTTGTTTTCAGAGAAGCTATGATGACTCATCTTCTGCTTTGGGGTAATGCCTACGCACAGATCATACGCAACGGCAAAGGCGAAGTCACAGCCTTGTACCCGCTTATGCCAGACAGAATGACAGTTGACAGAGATGAAAACGGCAGACTGTATTATGAGTACATTGTAAGCTCTGATGATGCACCTATCAACAAAAAGTCAACAGTAAGACTGCCGCCATTTGATGTCCTGCATATTCCCGGACTTGGCTTTGACGGACTTGTGGGTTACTCACCTATCGCTATGGCTAAAAATGCAATAGGTATGTCCATAGCCTGTGAGGAATACGGCTCAAAGTTCTTTGCAAACGGTGCCGCACCGAGCGGTGTGCTTGAACACCCCGGCACAATTAAAGACCCAAGCCGAGTTCGTGAGAGCTGGACTCAGACCTTTGGCGGCAGTTCAAACGCACACAAGGTTGCAGTGCTTGAGGAGGGTATGAAATACACCCCTATTTCAATCTCGCCCGAACAGGCACAGTTCCTTGAAACACGAAAATTTCAGATAGATGAAATAGCTCGAATTTTCCGAGTGCCGCCACATATGGTCGGTGATTTGGAAAAGTCGAGCTTTTCTAATATTGAGCAGCAGTCACTTGAATTTGTGAAGTACACACTTGACCCTTGGGTGTCAAGGTGGGAGCAAAATTTGGTGCGCTCTCTTTTGACCACCGATGAAAAGAAAAAGTATTTTATCAAATTCAATGTTGACGGACTGCTCCGAGGTGACTATCAAAGCCGAATGAATGGATATGCAACAGCAAGGCAGAACGGCTGGATGTCGGCAAACGACATCAGAGAGCTTGAAAACCTCGACCGCATAACAGCAGAGGAAGGCGGAGATTTGTACCTCGTAAACGGCAATATGCTGCCTCTCAAAAATGCAGGCGCATTTGCTGAAACTAATAACAAGGAGGAAGAAAATGAAGAAGTTTTGGAAGTGGAAGAATCAGACTCAGAACAGTCCGACCGAGAGAGTGCTGACTCTCAACGGCACAATCGCCGAGGAAAGCTGGTTTGACGATGATATCACTCCACAGCTTTTCAAAGACGAGTTAAACAGTGGCACGGGTGATATTACCGTATGGATAAATTCACCCGGCGGTGATTGTGTAGCCGCCGCACAGATTTACAATATGCTGATGGACTATAAGGGTAATGTCACAGTCAAGATTGACGGTATTGCAGCATCTGCCGCATCGGTAATCGCTATGGCAGGCACAGAGGTTTTGATGTCGCCTGTTTCAACAATGATGATTCATAACCCTGCTACCGTTGCTATGGGCGACCACAACGAAATGCAGAAGGCTATTGAGATGCTTAACGAGGTCAAGGAGAGTATCATCAATGCCTACGAAATTAAAACAGGCTTATCAAGAGCAAAGCTGTCACACTTAATGGATTCTGAAACCTGGATGAATGCAAACAAGGCTGTCGAGCTTGGCTTTGCCGATGGCATCATCGCAAGAGAAAATCCGAATACAGAGCCTGATGAAGATGAAGAGGACGAAGATGAAGAAGAAAAGGATAAAAATAACCCCTGTGAAAATTCAGTCCTGTTTTCTCGCAAGGCTGTAAATACGGCTCTTAAAAACAAGCTTGTAAAGCACTATTCAAAGAATGTTTCAAGAAATACAGGAACAGACATCACAGACCTTGAAAAAAGACTTAATTTATTAAAACCTTAAGGAGGAATTTTACTATGGCAAAAATTAACGAACTTCGTGAGAAGCGAGCAAAAATCTGGGAACAGGCAAAAGCCTTCCTTGATTCCCACAGAAACGAAACCGGTATTCTTTCGGCGGAAGATACCGCAGCTTATGAAAAGATGGAAAAGGATATTGTTGACCTCGGTCACGAGATTGAGCGTCAGCAAAGAGCAGACGAGCTTGAAAGAGAGTTAAATCTCCCGACAAGCACACCGCTTGTTTCAAAACCCGATAACGTCAATCGTGAGAGTAAAACAGGCACAGCTTCTGAAAAGTACAACAAAGCATTCTGGAATCAGATGAGAAACCGCTCAACGCAGGAGGTCAGAAACATTCTCAGTGAAGGTGTTGACAGCGAGGGCGGTTTTCTTGTGCCGGAAACCTTTGAAAACACACTTGTTCAGGTGCTTGATGAAGAGCTTGTAATTCGTCAGCTTGCACACACCTTTACAACTGCGTCAAACGCACACAAAATCCCTGTTGTTGCTACAAGAGGTAAGGCGATGTGGACTGAGGAAAACGCTGCAATTACCGACAGCGATACATCATTCGGTCAGAAAACAATCGGTGCGCATAAGCTGTGTGCTTTAATCAAGGTATCTGAAGAGCTTTTGAACGACTCTGCATTCGACCTTGAAAGCTACTTCAATCAGGAGTTTGCAAGAAGAATCGGTGAAGCCGAGGAGGAAGCCTTTGTTATCGGTGACGGCAGTGCAAAGCCTTACGGAATTTTTGATGACAGCGAGGGCGGTGAAGTTGGTGTGACAGCTACATCAACAGTAACAATCACAGCCGATGAACTCATCGACCTTTATTACAGCCTTAAAGCGCCATATCGTAAAAACGGTGTTTGGCTTTTAAATGACAGCACAGTAAACAGCATCAGAAAACTTAAGGACAGCAACGATCAGTATTTATGGCAGCCGTCTATTAAGGACGGTGAAACCGACACACTTCTCGGTAAGCCTGTTTACACATCTTCATCAATTGCAAATGCTGCATCGGGTACAAAGCCGATTGCATTCGGTGACCTTTCCTACTACTGGATTGGTGACAGACAGGGTGTTACCTTTAAACGACTCAATGAGTTATATGCAGCAAACGGACAGGTAGGTTTCCTTGCGACAAAAAGAGTTGATGCAAGACTTATTGTTCCGGAGGCAGTTAAGATTCTCAAAATGAAGGGTACAGTTTCTACAGGCGGTTAAGGAGTGCTTTTATGACTGACAGGCTTTTAGAAAGGGTAAAGCAAAATCTCATACTTGAACATTCTGAGGACGATGCACTTCTTGAGCAGTACATCACTGCATCGGTTTCCTATGCCGAAAGCTATCAACACATTGATGAGGGTTACTACTCCACACACGCAATGCCTGCAACTACCGAGCAGGCAGTTATTATGCTTGTGAGCCATTTCTACGAAAGCAGAGATGGCTCAACGGGCGGATTCTTTGCTGACAGCACAAACGCATCGGCTCAGGTGTGGAATACGGTCAATATGCTTTTAAGGCTTGACAGAAACTGGAAGGTGTAGCTATGAGTTTTGGAAAGATGAACACACCTGTTGAAATTATGAAAAGGGTGATTGAAACCGATGATGAGGGCTTTAAGAAGGAAAGACTGAAAACGGTTGCAAGAGTGAGAGCATATCGTGAGGGCAGACACGGCAGTGAACGGTGGGCAAATATGGCGACATTTTCCGTTGCGACTGACCTGTTTCGCCTAAGGTGTATTCCGCACATTGAGGTTACAACCGATATGCTCATCCTTTGTGACGGAAAGCGGTTTGAAATCACCTCTGTTGAGAATGTAAAAGGCAGAGGAATGTATCTTGAAATTCTCGCAAAGGAGGTTGAAGCAAGTGGCTAGATGCACAATGAAAATGCCGGAGGAGTTTTTACTCAAGATTTCAAGACTAGGTGACAAAACAGATGAAGTGAGTGAAAGGGTACTCAATGCCGGTGCTGAGGTTGTTCTGAAAAAGGTGAGGACAAATCTCAGAAATGTCATCGGTAAGGACACAAAAACGCAGTCACGCTCCACGGGTGAGCTTGAACACTCGCTCGGCGTGTCCCCTGTTTTGTCGGACAAGAACGGCAATTTGAATATCAAGATAGGCTTTTCAGAGCCGAGAACAAATGGTGAGAGCAATGCAAAAATTGCGAGCATAATTGAATACGGCAAAAGCGGTCAGCCACCAAAACCGTTTATGAAACCCGCAAAATCAGCGTCACGCAAGGAGTGTATGACAGTTATGATTAACACGCTTGATGAGGAGGTAAGAAGCATATGAGTTTGCTTGCTGAAATCAAGAGTATTGCAGAGGGATTGAACATCAAGGTTGAAACAGGTGTTTTTTCAGGCAAAGCACCTGACGAATACATTGTTCTCACACCGCTTTCGGATGGTTTTGATATGCACTGCGACAATATGCCGACCTTTGACAGACAGGAAGTGAGAATTTCTATATTTTCAAAGGGTAATTACTCTGCACTTAAATACAAGCTTGTGACCGCTCTTTTTCAGAGTGATATTTCAATTACCGACAGACTGTATATCGGTTATGAGAGCGACACGGGCTATCATCACTATGCTATTGACGCATTAAAAACTTATGAACTGGAGGAGATAGATTATGGCAACAATTGGACTTGATAAGCTGTATTACGCAAAAATCACGGAGGACTCTGACGGAAACGAAACCTACGATACACCTGTTCCGCTTGCAAAGGCGATGAGTGCGGAACTTTCGGTAGAGCTTGCCGAGGCAACACTTTATGCCGATGACGGTGCGTCAGAGGTTGTAAAGGAATTTCAGAGCGGTACGCTCACACTCGGTATTGACAACATCGGAACAGCCGTTGCAGAGGATTTGACCGGTGCGACAATCGACAAAAACAAGGTGTTGGTTTCCGCATCCGAGGACGGAGCACCGCCCGTTGCAATCGGTTTTCGTGCAAAGAAAGCGAACGGCAAGTATCGTTACTTCTGGCTTTACAGAGTGAAGTTCGGCATTCCCGCAACCAACCTTACCACAAAGGGAGAAAGCATCGAGTTTTCCACTCCGTCAATCGAGGGTACGGTTATCCGCAGAAACAAGGCTGACAAGCTCGGCAAGCACCCATGGAAAGCTGAAATTTCAGAGGACGATACAGGGGTCGCAAGCGATACAATCAGCGGTTGGTACACTCAGGTGTACGAGCCGACCTATGCTGAATAAATACGGAGGTGCGTTATGACTGACAGAGGAAGTATTATTAAAATTGGTGAAAACGATTATGAGCTTATTCTCACAACAAGGGCAACAAAGGAAATTGCCAAAAGATACGGCGGACTTGAAAACCTCGGTGACAGGCTTATGAAAAGTGAAAATTTTGAAATGGCACTTGATGAAATCATCTGGCTTATCACCTTGCTTGCAAACCAGAGTGTTATGATTTACAATCTGAAAAATCCGAACAGCAAAAAGCCTTTGCTTTGTGAGGACGAGGTTGAGCTTTTAACCTCACCGTTTGACCTTGCTGAATACAAGAATGCAATTATGGACTCAATGCACAAGGGTACAAAGAGAAATATTGAAAGCGAGTCTGACTCAAAAAATACGAAAGTCGGGTAACAGACGATGAGCTGTTTACCCGACTTCTTTATTACGGACTTGCACATTTAAATCTTTCACAAGACGAAGTGTGGCTGATGCCGTTCGGTCTTTTGCTTGATTTGTGGGAATGTCATCGACAATACAACGGCATTGCAAAGCCAAAACGAGTTGCTTGCATTGATGATGTTATTCCTTATGGGGTTTGAATATTCTGAAAAGGATTGAGATTTATTAAGCGGTATGATATAATTAGCTCATTGATAAACTGGAAGTTGTTGTTTATAAGGCATTGACAGAAGCACAGAATTTTAAATGAGGTAAAACAAATGGAATACACTAATGGATATGTCGCATTTATTGATATATTGGGATTTAGCAACTTAGTTTCAAATGAACAAAATGCTGACAAAGTAAAAGATTTATTTGAATTCGTAGAAAAATTTCAGTACTTATTTAATTCAACTTCAAAACTTAATACTAATGTAGCGTTTTTTTCTGATAGCATAATTTTATCAACTAACAATCAGCCAAAAGATAATCTTGGTATGTTGTTTTGGGCAATATGGATTGCAGAATCATACTTATATCAACACACCCGTTTATTCTTTCGAGGTGGTATAACTAAAGGGTTATACTATCACAAAGGTTCTACAGCATTCGGTCCTACAGTGGTGAATTCTTACCAATTAGAGAAACAAGCCGTTTATAGTAGAATACTGATAGACGACGAAATTGTGTCTACTATGGATGAAGTTCCATTAAATATAATGAAAGACACCGATGGAAAATATTGTTTTAATCCTTATAGTATAGGACTGCTTCGTAAAACACCAGAAGGAACAAATCCAACAAAGCAACAAATTTTTGAAAGCATAAGTGAAGAGCGCAAATTGCTTCTCGAAGCCATAAATGCTAATTTATATTCAAAAGTATCTGAAAAGTATTTGTGGAGAATTGTACCATTCAATAAGATTTGTGAAATTCTTCCCTATATTTTTAACGAGTATCATTTTGACTTTGATGAATCAGATATTGACAAATTGAATTCTTTAAAGATATCAATTAAAGAAATTGAGGATAATTATAAGGCATGA